CTTGTAGAAAAAGTAGGTGGAATCAAAGGTTTGTATAAATCATGGTTTGGTAAAGCTCCTGATGATGTTGAATATGGATTTAATTTTGATGCTGGTAGCACATTAACTACAACAGATTTAGAAGGAAATCCAGTTACAAAAATTCCAGTGAGAGGTACATATAACTTAGATTCTAAAATGGTTTCTAAAGATGTATTAAGAAGTATGTATGAGTACTTGTTATCTCTAAATGAGCAACAAATACTTATGGAAAATGAACCTGTAGCAGATGCATTATTGAGTGTTCTTTCAAATAACCCAATTAAAGATCTTGAAAAATTAGACAAAGGTGAGTTTAAGCTTACAGGTAAAAAGAAATATATTTCAAAAGAAGAAAACAAGAGAGAGAAAGCTGTAAAATATTTAATAGATAAAGTCTTTTATGGAAAGTCTACAACAGCATTTGAGGAAGAGAACCCGCGCATAGCAAAGATTTTCCAAGGAATGTTTAGAAGATCATCCAGAGCATTTATTGCTTTTGATCCACAGTCTGCTATTAAAAACCGTTGGGGACAGTTATATCAGAACTCAATCATGGCTGCTGGTGGTAGATTTGTTACACCAACATCACTTGCTAAAGGTAAACTAAAAGCAAAACAAACTGCAACATATTGGGTATTTAAAGATGTTTATGAAAAAGGTATTAAAACACCTGACATTCAATTGGTTGAAAGATTTGACCCATCATTAAGAACTGAATCTGAGTTTGGTAAATCTGCTTCAAGATCAATTGCTAAAGATTTATCAGATATGACTTATGCATTTGATTTCAGAAGAACTATGGAATTTGAAGCTTCTATGGAGTTGTTCTGGGGAGTTATGTATAATAAATATGTAAATCAGAATGGTGAATCAATTCCTTATGCTGATGCATGGACATCTGATGCAGAAGGTAGATTAGTATTAAAAGAAGGCATTGATCCTAACTTTTCATTTGATGAAGTATTTCATAGATACACAGCCGGAGAAACATTAGATAGCATTGCAAAAAAATACAATATATCTGTAGAAGCACTCAAGTATAGAGCTGATATAGAATCTGTAGCAGACTTAATACCAGGTGAAGAAATTAAAGTAGGTGATGCTTCTGAATTTAAAAAAATGAAACTTTTAGTTCAAGGTGTAAACAAAAAAGTAACTGGTTCATTAGATAAATTTGATACACCACAAGCTGAGAAGTATTTATTCTATAGAGCATTTACTTTCTATAAAAGATTTGCTACAGGAATGTTCTTGGATAAGTATCAAATTGATACAACGGCAGGAAACAGAGGAGGTTATGTATATAACTGGGATACTCAAACTCTTGAAAAAGGATATTACATGCAAGCATTTCAATCTATTTATAAATTAATAAAAAGTATAGGTAGAGATTGGGCTATTCTTACTCCACAAGAGAAAGTAGCTATGACAAGGTTGTTAGCTGAAGGTGTTTTATTATTCTTACTAGCAATGATTGTAGGTTCATGGGGATTTGATTGGGATCCAGAAGATCCAGATAGATATAAACAAATGAAAAGGGATAATAAAACCTGGTCAGGTTATTTTGGTAATCATCTTATGTATTTATTAATGACAACTAAATCTGAAAATGAAGCTTTCTTACCTTTATTAGGTATTAAGGATCAGATGTCATATTTTTCTACAACAACAATTGCAACTACCAATACAATCCAAATGTATATAAGAATAATGTTTGACATTTGGAACATTGCTACTGATAATCCAGATGCAATATACTCTAAACAAGATCAGGGTCCTTATGCATGGCAGAAAAAAGGAAAATACAAACTATGGAATCATATAGGAAGTATGTATGGTGTTAAAGGTAAAAATAAAGATCCTATGTGGGCAGTTAAGAAATTTGAACAATTTGAAGCAACTAAATAATAAACAATGGCAAAGTCAGCAACAACAACAATCAAGGCTTATATTAAGCCAAAAGTTTCTAGACCTGGTGTTCACAGTAAGACTAAGACTTCTAGATCTAAGAAGTCAAAGAACTACAGAAAAGGTTATAAAAAACAAGGTAGATAATCAAAAAGTTCCATATACTTTGTTATAATTTTATTATATTTGTAATATGTTAGTTTATATTGCAACAAATAAAATAAATGGTAAAAAGTATATTGGATATACTACCGGAACACTGCATGAAAGAATAAAAAATCATGTTAGAAAAGCTAATGATAAAAATCAAAAAGCTTATAATTATTTTTTTCAAAGAGCACTTAGAAAATATTCTATTAATAATTTTATTTGGGAAGTATTGTGTGTTTGTATTGATAAACAAGAGTGTTGCCAAAAAGAAAAAGAATTTATTAAAAAATATAATTCAGTAGCACCTGATGGTTATAATTTAACAGAAGGTGGTGATGGTGGTTTACAATGTGCAATTACAAAAATAAAAATATCAAATACTGTAAAAAGGTTGCATAAAGAGTATCCTGATAAATTTGATAGAATGCGGACTATGACAAAGGAAAGTAGATCTAATCAAGCAAAAAAAGCATGGCAAACAAAAAAGCTTAAAGGGTATAAAAGCATTTCAGGATTCAAATTAAGTGATGAGGCAAAACAAAAAATAAGCATTACTAAAAATAATAAAAATAAATGTGGTTGGATAAATGTTAACACAAATGAAATACTATATAAATCTTTAACTGATATGTCTATATTTACTGGATTAAGTATAGGTGTATTTAATCATCTTAAACAAGGCCGGCAACAAAAAACTAAATGTGGTTGGATGTTATATAAATCTTAGGTAAGAAAAAAAAGGGGAAAGCTATTACAGCTCTCCCCATTCTACTTCTAATAACTGCCAAAACAGTTTTTTTGTTTCTTCTTCTACATCTTCTTTTGACCATCTTTGTAAGTTGTCTCCAAAATGAGAAGTATCAAATCCAAATACCCACCAGTCTTTTGGTGCATAGTCTCCATCTCCATGTTGAGAATAAGTTAATCCACCATGAACCTTTATTTTGCTACTGATGCTATAAGAATTTTCACCCTTTCCATATAGACAATGGCTAGGTGGTACTGCAACATACCCATTTCCCCAACCTCTTTTTATTACTTGTTCTGCAAATGAATCTTTCCAATGTTGATTTTCAAGTACATACCACATCATAATTTACCCCCTTCATTGTCATAGAAGTCTAAGACTTCATACTTGTTATTAAAGTTTATTACCTTAAACTTATTCTCTTCAAAATCAAATCTAACCACAGATAGTTTATCTAGTGCATTATGAAAAGAGCATGCTTTACAAACCATGCATTTACCTTTGTAGCTTTTTATCTGATACTTTCTAGTGTTGTCCTTGTATTTTTCAAGTGGTTTATCTACACCACATTGAAAGCACTTAAGAGTCTCCATCCTCATCTTCACAACAATCACAGACTTCATCTGTGTCTAACACACCATACTCATTATCATACCAGTCTCTGGCATCTTTTTTATTTGGCTCATCTATATCTCCACTTGCCATAGCTTCAGCCCCGGCCATATAAGCTTCAATCATTTTCTTTCTAAATGTCACTGGATGCATGTGTGTCAGGTTTAATAAACTTACTTAATTCTGGTCTGAAATATCCTTTACCCTTGAGTATCTTACCATCTTCTCTCAACACTGGTTTACCATCTTCACCTAGTTTACTCATGTTACTAGCATGTATCTCATTAAATACATCCTCTATAATATGCTGCATACCATGTTTAAGAATAGTCCCGCATAAAATATACAGCTGATCACCAAGAGCATCTGCAATTTCTACCAGAGATTTGTTGTAACATGCTTCAAGGTACTCATCATTTTCTTCTTTCATAAGACTGTGTCTTAGATCATACTCTGCATTAGGTACCAACTGTGGCCATCTGCCATCTTTCTGTCCAAAAGCTTTGTGGAACTCTGCCACTGCATCTAAATTTTGTTTCATAGTGTAAAGATAAAAAAAAGGGGACACATTTCTGCATCCCCTTAGTTGTATTAACCTGTTTTATTATGATTAACAGGATCTTTAGAAAAAGTCAGGAATGTCATCCCTACCTTCTTCAGTTTCATTAAAGTCTAAATCAAAATTATCTTCCATTGCAAACTCTGATTCAGTTACTACTACAGCCATCTTTGTATTCTCATTAAGTTCAATTGTATCTATAACAATTGGAGCTTCAAACACATTACCTACTGGGTCAGTATAAACTACAGTTTCATCAGATGATTCTTTGTGATCCAAATACTCTTCCACTGTAACCGGGGGCTCCGGTTTTTCTATTGGAACTAGTATTGAACCTAACACAGCATCATCATCAGCATCAATGTCAAATGGAAGTTCTATGTCTTCAATAACATCTTCAACTTCTTCTTCATACTGGTGCAAAATCTCTTCATTTTCCACCTCTTCTTGCACCACTTCTTGTTCCGCCTCAGCTTCTGCAATTGCATCTAGTAGATTTATCTGATTAGGATCTACTTCAGTTTCTATAGCTTCATTAACAGTGTTAATAGGTTGAACTACCTGTGCAGGTGTACTGCACTGCTGAAAGTTTCCAATAGTAGAGATAAAATAATGAAGAATTCTTTGGTCTTCCATCCATGTCTTTGGATGTGATGACTGTAATGCATTGGTCACAAAGTTATAAAATGCCCATAAACTATCAGTATTAGCAAATACTTGTTGTGGTCTCTTCATTTGATCCCGGATCATACTAGCTTGTTCAGTAGTAAGAATCTCATACTCTGCAAACAATACTCCTAGTAACTGAGCTTGTTTTCTCTTATTAAGAGTTACAGTTTCCATGGTAGCTTTGTCAGAACACAATTGAGTATAATACATATGAGCATTTGCAATGTAAGAATCAATTGTATCTTTGGTCTCTGTATCTGCAGAACCAGTATGTTTTCTAACCCATGAACCAACTTCTCCAGAAATCATAACAGAACCACTGTTATTTATATAGGCACCAACTACACATTTAAACTTTACTTGTTTATTATAACTGTTTGTCCAGGCAAACATCATAGACAACTCTGGGTCATTATTAAAATTTAGTTTATAAATTCCCTGAGCAATTTGTCCGTCAGCAGTACATCTGTACTCCTCATCTACAATACCAAACCCTGCATTAGCAAGGGCTTGATAAGCATAATCAATTACAAACTGGTGACTAATCACAGTATAAGTGGCACCATGTGTTGGTAGTGCTACACTTATTAAGTTTGCTTTTGTTGTGTTTTGAATTTTCTTTGGCATATTAAAATAAACTTAGCTGATTTATATTAGGCTCTAAACCTTCTATTTC